ACGCCTAGCCATGGCTGGTCATGACTGAGCAATTTAAAGCCATTTAAGGCAATTTATGGCCATTTAATGCCACGCCCACGCGTTGCAATTTATGGCCACTGGGAGCAATGGGGGCCCCACCATGGCAAACACGCACGCACGCGGTGTGGTTCATTCGCATATGAAACGAAGTTTGAACCAGAATTAGAACTTAACTAATCTAAATGTAGCTATTTGTGGCTAAAATCGGCTTATTACGAGAAAACTCTTGCAATTATGCAAAAGGCGTGGTATAATAGGGGTATTGAACCTCCCTTTTTTTATAACAGGACAAAGGTATGCCAGCAAAGGAAACCAAAAAGAAATCAGGTAATCCCAACTTTTACAAAGGGATGCCTTCATTGAACCCAGTTGGCAGGCCAGTAGGCTCAGTTAACAAATACACAGCTCTGAGTAGAGAAGTGTTGTCCGCTAAAGGACCAGAGATAGTTGATAAAGTTATCGAAATGGCCTTGGCTGGCGACAGACACTGTTTAAAGATGTGCATGGATAGAATAATACCTGCACATAAAGCAGTTGAAATAAAACATGAGCATAGGGATTTAGGAATAAACATTATTGTTGAGTCCGTAAAGGCCATAGAAGAACGAGAGGCAGTAGAGCAAGCAACCTTTGAAGGTGAAGTAGTAGAAGCCATAGATAGCTAATGGCAGATATTAAAGTAGCATTACATGATGCTCAAATGCAAATCTTTAAATCTGAGGCTCGTTTTAAAGTAGTATCAGCAGGTAGAAGATTTGGTAAGTCAAGACTAGCTGCGTGGGTGTTATTAATTAATGCACTCCAGAGTAAGAGTAAGGACGTATTTTATGTTGGCCCCACATTCCAACAGTCAAAAGATATTATGTGGGGTATGTTAAAGGACTTAGGACAGGATGTTATTAAAACTGCCCATGAGAATACAGCAGTATTAACTTTAATCAACGACAGAAAAATTTATTTAAAAGGAAGTGACAGGCCAGACACTTTAAGAGGAGTAGGCTTAAGTTACGTTGTACTAGACGAATATGCTAGTATGAAACCAGAAGTTTGGGAAATGATTTTAAGACCAACTCTGGCAGACGTGGCAGGAGGTGCACTATTTATTGGAACTCCAGCTGGCAAAAATCACTTTTATAAACTATTTCAAGATGCACATGAAGAAAATGATTGGGAAGCTTTTCAGTTTGCTTCCACAGATAATCCATTACTTGACCCGAAAGAAATTGCTTCCGCAAAAAGCACAATGTCTACCCAAGCTTTTAGGCAAGAATTTGAAGCGACTTTCGAATCCTTTAGTGGCGGCATATTTAAGGAAGAGTGGATTACTTATGTCGAAGATGAAAAAGACTTCAAAGAAAACACAATAGGTCATTACGTAGTAGCTGTAGACCCAGCAGGTTTTGAAGCAGCAAGTAAAGATAGAGGTTTAAAGTCAAGCAAGTTAGATGAAACAGCAATATCAGTAGTAAAAATTGTAGGAGATGAATGGCTAGTAAAGGATATATTTCATGGTAGATGGGGTATTAAAGAAACTGCTACTAAAATATTACAGGCTGCGATTGACAATCAGGCAACGACTGTCGGAATTGAATCTGGGGCGTTAAAAAATGCAATAATGCCTTATCTCGAAGATGAGATGAGAACTAAAGGAAGATGGGTAAACATAAGAGATGTTACTCATGGTGGAAAAAGAAAGACAGATAGAATTACATGGTCGTTACAAGGACGACTGGAACATGGTAAGATAAAGCTTAGGAAGGCTGACTGGAATAGTCATTTTATTTCCCAAATGATGGATTTCCCTTCACCTTTAAGTCACGATGACTTACTTGATAGCCTCGCATATATAGACCAAGTTAGCGTGGCGGACTTTGCTGAAAGTATAGAGTTAGATGAGTGGGAACCTATGGATGCAATAGCAGGATACTAATTTATGGACGAAAAAGATTACTCAGGCCCATACCAACAGTTACAAGAATGGGTACTAGACCGTGTAGACCAGTGGGAAGAACATAGAAATTCTAATTATCAGTCCAAATGGGATGAATATTACCGTATATGGCGTGGTATTTGGACTAATGATGACAGAACAAGGCAATCAGAGAAGAGTAGACTAATATCTCCAGCCACACAACAGGCCATTGAGGCCACAGTTGCGGAATTAGAGGAAGCTACCTTTGGTGGCCACCGTTGGTTAGACGTTGATGATGACATATTAGATAGAAATCCACAGGATATAGAATATGTACGTAATTTACTTCATGAAGATTTAACGAAAGACGGAGTAAAGGACGCTGTTGCTGAGTGTTTGCTAAATGGTGCCATATATGGTACCGGTATTGGCAAGATACTTGTACAGGACAAGATAGAAATAGTGGCTACTGAGCAATCAGTGCCAGGAACCCTTACAACAATGACGGAAACACAGGAAATTCCTTATGTTTGTGTTAAATTAGAATCAGTTTCACCAAAAGAATTTGTTATAGACCCTACAGCCACGACTATTAATGAGGCTTTAGGTGTTGCACAGGTAGTTGTTAAGCCACGTTACATAATAACCAAGGGAATGAAGGATGGTATATATAATGATATGCCTCTTGGTAACTTTGATAAGGCAGATTTTGGCTTTGATGATGAGTTTAGTAACGTCAACAATGAAGATGACAAGGTAAAAATTGTAGAATACTGGGGATTAGTACCTAAACGATTCCTTAAGAAGAACGCAAGCTCTATTGATAACTTCAATTATGAAGATGATGAGTTAGTTGAAGCAGTTGTTACAATAGCTAATGACTCATGTGTACTAAGAGCAGCAGAGAACCCATACATGATGCACGATAGGCCATTTATTGCCTACCAACATGACAGGGTACCAACAAAATTCTGGGGAAGAGGTGTTGCTGAGAAGGGATATAACCCCCAAAAAGCTTTAGATGCCGAACTGAGAGCACGTATTGATGCTTTAGCACTCACGACACACCCGATGATGGGTCTTGACGCTACTCGTCTACCACGTGGAACTAAGTTTGATGTTAGACCGGGTAAAACTATCCTCACTAATGGCGACCCTAAGTCTGTTCTAATGCCTCTTAACTTCGGTAGTCTATCCCAGTCTACATTTACTGAAGCCGCAGAGCTAGAACGTATGGTTCAAATGGGTACTGGTGCTATGGACACCGCCAACAGTAACTTTGCTAATCCTCGCAACTCTACTGCTAGTGGTATGTCAATGCTCCAAGCGGCATCTATCAAACGCCAGAAGAGAACCTTAATGAACTTCCAAGATTCCTTCTTGATTCCAATGATTAATAAAACTGTTTGGAGGAAGATACAGTTTGATAATGAAAGATACCCTGCAATAGATTTTAAATTTAAGCCTTATAGTAGTCTAGGCATAATGGCCAAAGAGTTAGAAACAACTCAAATGGTCCAGTTATTGTCCATGACTCCACAAGGCTCCCCTGCTTTCTTTGTTATATTAACAAGTATATTTGAGAACTCTTCACTAAGTAATAGACAACAATTAGTACAGGCTATACAGCAAATGATGCAGCCTAACCCTGAGGAACAACAGGTTAAGCAAATAGAGATGCAGAAATCAATGCTTGAACTAGAAGAGCTTAAAGCAGAGATTAATAAGATATATGCGGAAGCACAAAAGCTACAAGTTGAATCAGGTGATAAGACATCTAATGAAACTCTAGCTAAGAAACAACTAGAATTAGCTGAGAAGATGGTTAAGATAAAAGGAATACAGTCAGAAACTGCACGTAATATTCCTGAAGTAGAACATCTAAACTCAGAGATTGTCCTTAATTTAGCTAAGGCTATGAACGGATGACGGACCAAGAAGTATTAGAACAAAGATTAGATATGTTTCAACATGATGGTTGGCGTGAACTTATGAATGAGTACACAAAACTAGCAGAATCATTAGAAAAAATCTATGATATTGAAGATGAAAAGACTCTACATTTGCGTAGAGGACAGGTAGGTATTCTAAATATTTTTCTTAATTTAGAAGAGTCTACCAAACTAGCGTTAGAACAACTGGATTAGTACCAGCTCTAACATTTTATACCCCCATAATCTTAAATAGACGGAGGAAGCACAATGAGTAGTAAAATTGTTGACCCTGAGGTCACGGAAGAACCAGTAAAGGAAGAAGTAAACGAGTCTTTAGAAGCATTAGCAGTAGAGGAAGAAGTTAAAGAGGAAGAAATTCAAGCACAAGAGCAAGAACTTCCAAAGAAATTTCAAGGTAAGTCCGAATACGAAATAGCTGAAGCCTATGAGAACCTAGAGAAAGAACTAGGAAGGAAAGGGCAAGAGATTGGTGAACTTAGAAAACTGACTGATTCATACCTACAATCTCAGTTAAGTACACAAAACCAAACGACTACCACAACTGAAGAAGTGGATTTTTATGATAATCCTGAACAAGCGGTCAGGCAAATTATAGACAATCATCCTAGGTTCAGAGAGTTTGCGGAACAGAATCAGAAGCAACAAGCTTCTTTAACTGCCCAACAACTTGAAAAGGCACATCCAGATTTTCAAGAAGTCATTAGTGACGGAGAATTTCAGGAATGGGTCAATGGAAGCAAGATAAGACAACGCATGTATAAGGATGCAGACTCTTATGATTTTGATTCAGCTAATGAGCTTTTAACAACTTGGAAGGAACGACAAATGATTTCCAAGACGCAAGAAGTAAATGCTGATAAAAAAAGTAAGAGAGCTGTAGCCATGAAAACAGGTGAAGGAGTATCAAGAGCTTCCGGTGAGTCAACAGCTGGTAAGAAAATTTACAGGCGTGCTGATTTAATACGTTTAAAGACAACCGACCCTACACGTTATGATAACTTGGCAGATGAAATCTATCAAGCTTATGCAGAGGGGAGGGTAAAATAATAAGATATATAGGAGATATATAAATGGCAACAGGTGTAATTGGTACTAACGACCAAACCGTCACAACAGCCGCAACGTTTATACCAGAGTTGTGGAGTGACGAAGTAATTGCTAGTTATCGGAAAAATCTAGTAATAGCTAATCTGGTAACTCGTATAGGCCACAAAGGGAAGAAGGGTGATACAATTAACATCCCAACCCCGGTACGTGGTTCTGCGACAGCAAAGGGAGAGAACTCGCTGGTTAAGATTCAAGGCGATACTCATGGAAACACAGCATTAAGCATCGACAAGCACTATGAATACTCAGTGCTAATAGAAGATATGGCAGAGGTTCAAGCATTGAGCTCACTTCGTAGATTCTACACAGAAGATGCTGGCTACGCTTTAGCTACTCAAGTCGACTTAGACTTGTTTAACACAGCT